TACTTGACATATTATTTAAAAATTATATAAATAAACATGGCAGCTAACGAACACAAAAATTTAACTGATGTAAACAGACATAACCCAAAAGGTTTTGAGTCTGCTACAAATGATACGTTATTAAGCAAAACTGTAGGAACAGGAACAAACAATACTGATGGTAGTTTGTTATGGGTGAAGAAAAACTTAATTAAAGTAGATTCATACGACATACAAGGTTATGCTACATTAAGTAATTCTAACTATCATTATGGTGCAAACATGACTGATGGTCAATCACCAAATGAATACAATCAAGACTATGGTGCAAGTACAGTAGGTAATGTAGCTTTAGATGTAGGTGATTTTTTTAAAGTAAAATCATTTGTAATGCATGAAGCATGTAATTTAAACACAATTACTATGTGGGCAAATGCTACAACATCTGCAGTTATTAGAGTAGCACTATGTAAATTAACATTTACTGCAGGTAGCACAGATACAGTTACACCAGTATTGTTAAATGAGTTAAGTATAACTGGTCAGTCAAGCAACGATAATTTGCAGTCAGTTACAAATAATACACCTGAAACAAGTTTAGCAAAGGGTGATGTGTTATTTGCTATGGTTAAAGCATCAACTTCAGCAACGACATTTTTTAAGTTAGGAATAGGAGTAGGATATGACAATTAATAATAAAAATATAATGAAAGGAACAATTGAAGATACGATACAAGTGGGAATGGCTAATGCAGGAGCAATAGGTATATCTTTAGCATCAGTTAATGAGGTTTTAACGACTATATCTTTACTAATAGCAATAGGATTCTCAATATATAAATTTACAAAAACAAAGAAATAATGGCAGACTTAGTAACGACTTTAACAGAGAGTGTAACCTTAAATGGTGCAATCAGAGGAACAACAAATAGTGTAACAACAACAGGCATAAACAATGTGTTTGAAAATATTGTAACTTGCACAAGTACACAAACTACAGTATTAGCAGCTTTTGATTCTAACTCTTATGGTTCAGCAGTACAAATAGACAAAGAAAACGTAAGATATATTAGAGTAACTAATTTAGATTCTACAAACACTTTAGAATTAGCAGTAGTAGGTGCAGCTACATTATATCAAGTTTTGCTAAAAGCAGGACAATCACACATTTTGTGTGCTGCAGATGATGTAATGTTAGCAGAAGCAGATACATCTCCTAGCTTTGGTACTATGGCAGATTTAGCAAGTATACAGGTAAATCCTGCTGCTACATTAGATGTAGAAATATTTGTAGCTAGTGTATAATTATGGCTAAGATAGTATTTACTTTTAGAAAAAAGAAAAACAAAAAGAGGAAAGGAGTACATTCTAAAAATGCTAGTGTAAATCAGAATGGCTACAAAAAACCTAAAAGAGGACAAGGTAGATAATGAAATTTGAACATTTTAAGAAAAGCGAATTTGCTTGTAAATGTGGTTGTAAAACTAACATGATTGACTTAGACTTTGTAGAAGACTTAGATAGAGCAAGGTCATATAGCAATATTAAATATAAAATAACATCAGGGTATAGGTGTCCAAATCACCCCCTGTCAAAACAAAATCCTAAAAGCAGCCATATAAAAGGCATTGCTGCTGATATAGAATGTAAAGACAGTTATCAGAGAGCATTAATTTTAGGTGGTTTAGCTGAAGCAGGGTTTGTAAGAATTGGTTTGAGTAAGGAAGGGAATTTTATTCATGTAGATGCAGACCAAGATAAGGTACAGCCAGTTGTTTGGTTGTATTAATTATTAATTAAAATAAATAAAAATATGGAAATGTTAAAAAAAATGTTTGACTCAAAAAAGTTTTGGTATGCTGTATCGGCAGTATTAGTACCATTTGCAGCAGCAAAATTAGGTTTATCAGAAGCTGAAGTTGAGAAGGTTTATTATGCAATACTAACTTTAATTTTAGGTCAGGGAATTGCTGACATTAAAAAATAATGAGTAAGATAGTAGATATGATAACAGGTAGCTTAGTTAAACAAGCTATTAACCCTATTACTGAATTGATAAAATCAGTATTAGAACTTTTCAAAGACACTAAGGGTAAGTATTCTTCAAAGAGAACTATAAGTGGTGTTTTAGTTATAGCTGCTAGTGCAGATATATCTTTAAATGGTATTACACTTATGAATTTGGGTTTAAGTTTTTTAGCAATCTTACCACTATTGTTTTCAGTATTTGAAAAAAATTGTGAAATGTGTAATTGTAATCTAAAAAAATAGTTACATTTGCACTTCTATCAACCTATTCTGGTTGAATAATTGTTTTTAGTTTCAAGAGTGGGGTGTTAATAACATCCCATTTTTGTTTTAAAAACACCTATTATTTTGCATACATTTAGCAAAACTAAAAATTAAAAATCATGACAGAAAAAAGAAAAGGTAAAAGGTTAAGACTATCTGCTGAAGAAGCAGATATAATATATGAGTTCAGAGGAACTGATGTAGATAACATCAATGGCAATACTGCACTAGACTTACATTTAAAAGAGAGAGGTATAGACAAGAAAGATGTAGTTAGTGTTAAGCATTGGCAAAATATGAAAGGAGAACTTAGATTCTCTATAGTAACAAAAGAAGAGTATGGTATTGCTGAAGACCAAATATTAGATAAGATAACAGACTTAATAGAAGATTACTCACCATCCTACACAAAAATAGAAAGAGATAAAGACAGCAACCACTTACTTGTTGTAAATCCTGCTGATATACATATAGGCAAATATGCTAGAGAATTAGAAACTGGTAGTGCATATGACTGTGAAACTGCTGTAAATCGTGTTTTAGAGGGCATACAAGGACTTTTGCAGAAGTCAGAAGGGTTTGCTATAGAAAAGGTTTTGTTTTGCATAGGAAACGATATCTTGCATATTGACAACGTATATAACCAAACAACAGCAGGTACAAGACAAGATGTTGATGGTAAATGGTGGGAACATTTTGAGATAGCATTGATGCTTTATGTTAAATGCATAGAAATGTTAAGGCACATAGCACCTGTAGATGTACTACACAGTATGAGTAACCACGATTATCAGTCTGGTTTTCATTTAGCTCATGCATTAAAGAGTTGGTTTAGAAAAGATGATGATGTAAACTTTGATATTAGTGTAGCACACAGAAAATATTATCAGTATGGTAGTAATCTAATTGGTTTAGAGCATGGTGATGGTGCTAAGATGATTAACCTACCTCTTTTAATGGCACAAGAACAACCAAAGATGTGGGCAGACACTAAGTATAGGTATTTTTACTTACATCATATACACCATAAAGTAAAGCATAAGTGGTTAGATGCTAAAGATTATGTTGGTGTTACTGTAGAATACCTTAGAAGTCCATCAGGAACAGATAGTTGGCATAGTAGAAAAGGTTTTACTGGTGTGCCTAAAGCAGTAGAGGGCTTTTTACATGAGAAAAAATCAGGTCAAGTAGCAAGAATCACACATTATTTTTAAAATTTTGTTAAAAAAGTTTGGTAGTTAATTTCAATTTTATACTTTTGCTCATTATTAACTAAAAATAAAAAAAAATGAGTAGAAAAAATAAAACAATTGAACAACCAGTAGAAACAAAAGAAACTAGAAAAGATGCTTTAAGAAGATTATTCTTAGAAAATAATTTAGTTGAAGAAGATGTCTACAAAGACAAAAGAGGTTTTGTCATAATTACAAGAACAGGTATAGATAAAATTGTAAGCAAACAGGGTATTACTGTTGGATACGAACCATTATTGCTTGAATTAAAAAAGGACAATATTAATGTTGTTATAAGAGCTGCTGCATCAATGCTAGGTAAAAATAACAAACAAATTAACATGATGTCTTTTGGTGAAGCATCTGATGATAATTTAATGGGAGGTGCTAAAAAGTTTCCTGTTGCTATGGCAGAGAAAAGAGCTATGAGTCGTGTTGTGCTAAAGATAGCAGGGTTCTATGAGCAAGGTGTCTTTGGTCAAGATGAGATGGTAGACTAATGGAAAGCGAACACACAGGCATACCTGCAGTAGACAGAGTTATAGCAAAAATAGTAGAAGAAGAACAAGAGATTGAATATACTTGTTGTGGAGATGAAGTGGTAGGTTGGGTAGAGGACTATAGAATATGTCCAACCTGCAAAGAACACATATAAAGTGAATGATGATTGGTTTGATGATTTGTTAGATGGTGAGCCATGCGAGATAACTATATTTCAAATGGCTACCATTGAAACCAGATTACATAGGTCTGCTATACCCTTAGAAGAACAACAAGAAATATTTAATAAATTACCTACATATACTGAATTAGAAGCAGAAGAGGTTATACAATATATTTTACAGAACCAAGTGCCTAGCGACCCTAAAGACCAATACAAACAGATGGTTAGAAATGGTATGTTTAAATGACTAAAAAATATAAATTCCAACAGATAAGAGAAGCTCATAATGAGTTTGAAGCATTTTTAAGAATTAAAGGAATGTCTACAAGACAGTTTTCTTTTTTACTTGATGTAAGTGAGGTAACTGCCAGAAGATATATACTTGACACAACATTGCTTAGATACTATCACATGAATATTATTGCTAAACACTTTAATATGAGTGTAAAAGATGTAATAGATATAATAGAATACGATTTAAAATAATAAATATGAACGAAGAAAACAAAACAAAATTAAAATTTAGTCATTACTTTCATGAAGTAATAATTAAAGAATTAGTAAAGAAATTTAATGTTGCCGAAGATGAAATATTTTTAGGATCAAGAAGGAAAAACTTTATACAAGCTAAACGTATGTATATTTTTGTTCTTAAAACAATATTTGATTTAACACTACATGAGATTGGAGATATAACAAATCTGCATCATGCATCTGTACTGTATCACTACAGACAAGTAGAATTTTACCAAAAAATCTATGTGCTTGACTCAGAACTATATAAGAAAATTTTAAGTAGAATAGAAAGTGTAACATTAGATGAAAAGATTGATGCTCTGGAAAAACAAAACAGAGTAAACAATTTAGAATTAACCAAATTATATAACCTAAAAAAACGTAGAAATGACAAAAGAGAAAAATTATTTGCCTAGTAGTATTAAAGAAATTAAAACTAAATATGGCTCTATGCTTGTAGCTAACTTTAAAATGGATGAGCTCAAAGCAATAGAAAACAAAGGTTGGTGTTCACTTGTAATATGCGAGAGAAAAGAAGCATCTGAGAAGGGTGCTACTCACTATGCATATGAGAATACATATGAGCCACCTAAACAAGAAACAGTAGACAATACTGATACTAAAGATGACTTACCATTTTAAATAATATAGAGAGGGAAGGTTGGCAATTTTGCCTTAAATGATATTAAATGTTTTTTGCCTTCTCTCTCTTTTTTTAAACTATGAAACAGAAACCAACATACTATGCTATTATATCTGCTGAGGTTAGATATGATAAAAATTTATCAGCTAATGCGAA